GTCTAAATTTTCAAGTGCTTTTTCAAATGCACCAATGCCACTAAAAAGGCTTAATACTTTTATCATCACAACTCTCCATTCATTGCTTTGATCTCTTTTGTAGACTTACCAAGGTACTCCACCGGAATCGGTTCTGTTAGAATCTTGGTTGTAGTACAGTAATCACAGGAATACTCTTCGCAACGTTCCGGCTCTAGCAAGCCTAGTTTCATTTGTTGGAATCTTACAATGTTTGCCTTCACAATATCTAGCTGCTCATCCATGTCAAACTGGTCTAGTTTAACTACTACCACATGACAGGGCTTTTCTTTTGTGGCTATTACCAAGTAGAACGGTAATCTCTTACCAGTGTTCTGATACACTATTTCTTGATACACCGCACCTTGCAGAGTGTAATTCCAGTAATCCACAACGTTTGTGAATAAGTTGGGCGAACGCAAAGAAGCTAGATATTTTAGGTCGCTTATGAACTCTCCTTCACGGTAGCAGTCCATCTTGATTTTTACTGGCACACCAGCGACTTCGCCAGTCATTATTGTTTGAAACTCACCTGTTAGGTATTTCATCATCAATGGCTGTTTCTTAATTCTTTCTATTGCCTCATCTGCTTGAACTACATCAGCATAAGGTTCACCGTTTTTCTTATATAATAAGGTGTAGTTTTCCTTAATAAACGCTCTCATTGATTCAGGAGTTCCTGTAAGATGTTCGTCAACGTAATTACCTAATAGTAACGCTCTGCCACGCTCCGGTATGTATTCGCCTTTAAGCTCTGCTATTGCTCTTGCTGGACAAGACATGAAGGCTTTGAACTGTGATACGCTCATATACTCGATATTTGCATCAGTTCCGTAATAGTTTGTTTCTGTTAATATCACTTCACTGCCTCCCTTTGTGCATTGTCTACACAGTCTTCACATATGGGATCACCATAAATGTCGTAGTAAGTGTCGCCTAGATAAATCTCGGCATCGCATATCACACAATGATAAACAATGTTCGGTTCAGCGTATGGGCATTGTGGATGACAGGGATTATGCCTACATACTTGACACATCTTCACTCCCCTCCTTTAATACGATTGAAATCTTTGCATCATACTGATCAGATAGGATTTCTGACATAACTTGTGCTATGCGCCTAGTCAATGCTGTACGCTCTTCATATGTCATTGTTGTTAATCGCATATTTACCTCCTTTTTGTTGAGATTTCTCAACTTATTAGTTAAAAAAAATAGGACGATACATCATCTAGTGGAATATCTAAGTGTTGACACGCCAAAACGATCTCTTCTCTTTTCCACTGAGTTTTCTCATTGAGTTTTGCTGATACGGATGCGGTATTAAGATTCATTGCTTTAGCAAAAGAATCTTGAGTTCCAAACAATTCCTTTATTCTGCCTCTCAATTTTGCATATGGTTGCTGTTTTTTCATCGTTGTCTTATCACCTCGTTTGTGGAGTTATCTCAACCACAACCCTATAATATCACGACTTTTTATGCTGTCAAGGGGGTTTTTATTGGATTTCTTTAAAAATTTATGAAGATTTTTCAAAAAGATATTGACATTTCTCAACCTTGATGGTAATATTTTCACATCGGAGGTGATCAAAAATGGATGATAAGCGCGTTGCCACTACAGCAGCGAGATTAAAAATGGCCTTATCCTTAGCTAATATGAAACAAGCCGATTTAGTTAGAATGACCGGACTAGACAAAGGTTCTATTAGTTGCTACGTTCGTGGCAAATACGAACCTACTGCAGTTGCAATTAGAAAACTAGCCGTTGCATTGAATGTTTCAGAAATGTGGTTGTGGGGTTATGATGTATATCGTGAACGCACCACTATTCAAAAGAAAAATGATAAATTGGCAGAGGTTATAATAAAAATGAGGAAGGAGGAAGATTTCTTTGCTCTGGTTGATATGCTTTCCAAATTAAGCCCAGAGCAATACAGCAGTATCAAACAACTACTTAGCGCTTTCATCAATAAGTAGTTTTAGAATTAGATCTAGCAAATCTTCGTCAGTTACTTTTTGCAGCAACTCAATAATTTCTTCTTTCATTGGTGTACTCCTTCCATAGGAAACTGATGTTAGTCAATAGAATTTTATTAGTTGTTAATGAGTCTGTTGTGATACTGCTGTTACAATTTTGTGACAATTAGATTTTACCACAATTGTCTTCAAACTAGTTATACACAAATACGCATATTTAATATGCAAATACGAAAAAACCCTTTTCGTTTACGCAAATTTCATATTTATATACGCAAACCGGAGGATTTTATGCCATTTGATAAATGTCTACGCTGCCCTGCTATTGCAGAACAAAGATGTGCAGGCCCAAACTTCATGGCCATGTCAACAAAGGGAATTGTTGAGTGGGCAGATAAGTATCAAAAGATACACGGAATAAGTAATGCCAAATTGGCCGAGTGGTCAGGCATTCCTAAAGGAACAATTGACGGCATCAAATATCGTGATGACGTTCGACATGACACAATATATCGCATTCTTCAAGCACTTATTGAGGGTGTTGGTGGCAAATGGGGTGGTGAACCATGCGCTATCCAACCAGCAAGCAACGAGCATTTGAAGGATCACAATGAACAGCTAAAAAAAGAAAACGAATTTCTCAAGGAAACTATTACTCACGAGCGAATGCACATTAAACGAAAGAACCACGCGATTGTATCACTCACAATAACATTGGCAATTACTATTTGTGGTTTGTTGGTTAGTTTATTTACACATATTTTTTAAGGAGAGATATATATGAACAATGTATTACGAGCAGGACTATACGAGCGAGTCTCTACTGATGAGCAAGCAATTCACGGATACTCCATCGGAACACAGAAGGATACCCTTGAAGAGCACTGTCGAAACAAAGGCTACAAGATTGTAGGCCATTATACTGATGAAGGTATTTCTGGTGCCAAACCCCCTATGAAGCGTCCTGCACTGAAACAACTGATAGAAGATGTGCAAGCAGGCAAAATAGATATTATATTGTTCACAAAACTTGATAGATGGTTTAGGAGCATCGAACAGTATTATAAAGTACAAGAGGTACTTGAAAAATACAATGTGCCTTGGCAAGCCGTTTTGGAAGACTATAACACCGCTACTGCCGATGGTAGATTGAAAGTTAATATTATGCTGTCGGTTGCAGCTAACGAGCGTGAACGTACTTCTGAACGTATTAAGGTGGTATTGCAAAATAAATGGAAAAACAAGGAGGCTGCATTTGGTGGCACTACATCATTGTTTGGATACATGAAACAAAAAGATGAAAATGGAATTACACGCCTTGTTAAAGATCCCGAAACTCAGCACATAATGGAAGAATTTTGGGAAATGATGATTAAATATAACAACTTATACAAAACATTTACTCACCTGAACGCTAAATACAACCTAAAATATTCGTATAATACATGGAATAACATGAGAAATAACGACCTGTATTCCGGCGAATATCGTGGAATTAAAGAGTTTTGCGAACCATATATAAGCAGAGAACAATGGCTAGTTTTAAAAGGAAAAACAAACATAAAGAAAACACAAAATAATAGAGTTTACTTATTTACAGGATTAATAAAATGCCCTTATTGTGGGTGCACATTAGGTTCAAATTATGGAACAAACAAATATGGTACGACATACAAATCATACAAATGTCGAAATGGAAGGAGTAAAATATGTGATTACAGAACAACAATCTCTGAAATATATGCAGAAAAATACTTGCTTGACAATTTGGAACAGTTGATCACTCATGAAATAGAATCCTTTGAAATAAAAAAAGTTACACTAAAGAAACAACCTAAAACTGATGTCGCTAAATTAAAAGAGAAACTACGCAAGTTAAATGTAATGTATATGGCTGGTACTAAAACTGATGAGGAATACTTACAAGAAGTAGCAGAATTGAATGCTCTAATCGGCCAAGCAAGCCAAAAAACATCTCAAGTTGAGAAAGACATTACACCACTAAAAGAACTGCTAAAAACCGATTATAGGACATTATACGATGGAATGACTTTAGAAGATAAACGTAGGTTTTGGCGAAGTATTATTAAAGAAATACGTGTAGAAGGTAGAGAAATAAAAGAGGTTATTTTTTTGACGAGTAAGTTTGACTAACTTACCCGTCCCCTTCGGCACTATAAGTTAGTCAAACTTTTAGGATGCCTAATATATCAAGCAAAAAGGGCCTTTTACTACTTGTAAAGGCCCTTTGTTGTTATTTACCAGCGAGTTTTCTTGCTTCTTACATCAATATGACAGAAAGATGAGTACACTCCAATGCCACCACTGTTTGGCATTAGATTGTTTATGTAGGTGGCAATAGTTTTTGGCGAAACACCGTTTATTCGGATATCTGCCGCCATGCCATACTTGTGTTGACTATTTGTACTGCCACCTACTTTTTTATTGTGCGTTTCCGTTCTGTATGCGCTGTTAATTATTACAGCTCTTCCAAAATGGTTACGCACTTTTTGTAGCAAGGATACAAGCTCATCAGATATAAAAATTGTATCGCTACCATCCAAACATGCAAACTCTTTTACTTTGAAATTAGCAGATAGTTTTGTGTTGCCATCTTTTGCTTTTGAGTAAACTTTTACAGTTGCTCCATTCACTTTTTCTCAGCTACTTTCTTTTTGAAAAGTTTAACTATCCAGTCTAGCAATTTTACTGAGAGATCACGCAGTTTAGTATTTTCAAAGAATGTATATGCTGCTTGATTGAGGCCATAAATTATGCCTGTAACACCAATTATGTACTCTATGCTAAACTGTCCAATAATAAGCAAATAAACGATTGTACCTACGAGAGAAGCTCCCACAGAGATTGCAAAATATATGGGCTTGCGTTTTTCTTTGTCCACTTTTGAGAATACGTTGCAATACTTTAGTATACCCAAAAGTATGATGCCAAGCAATGCAATAAGTGCTACTTGCCATCCGTGTGTTGCTGCAAACATTACTACTTGTTCGATGATTTGTTCCATAGATTATTCCTCCATTTCCGGTGCTTCGGTAGGCAAAGCAAGGAACCTGGCTCTGCGACTATCCATTACACCATTTTTTCCTAAACTGTGATACACTTGATATTCCCTTTCCAAGTCATCTTTGGAATCTTCGGGAGCATATCCTAAATCAAGCCAATGGTCATATCTAACTTTGAGGTCATTCTTGAGTAACACTTGTATTCCACGCTTGCACAACCTAATGTCTAATGCTGTTTCTTCCTGTTCTTGTTTTCTTATTTTAGGTAAAGATAACGCATTGTCCATAAGCCTAGTTATGAATATTGTTACTGCTACTGTTGCTGCCGTCATAAGTAAAGATTGCCACCATTCCATTTCCATTACTTCCTTTTTGTTTTATACCTCTGTCACTGTATCTGTATACGTTGCA